CAGAATAGTCTAGTTTCTTTTCACCTAGTTCTTCTTGACCAATAAAGTCAAGTGCATAACTTTCTTTTTGTGAGTATGTAAACTTCTTATATAAGTTCATATAGTCAAAGATAGTTACACCAATAATTTCTTTAGCATTAGGTGGTGCATCTCTTCCAAGTGCTTGGTTCTGAGCTGTAGGTATAGTTCTATCTTTTACAATACCCCATGGTGATAATCTATTGACTTGGTCTTGTGATACTCTTTTTCGGATCCTGTTAAGTGTATAAGGAATATCAAACAGTTCAATGTTCCATCCAGTTACAATCTCAGGATTGTATTTAACCCATAGATCAACAAACTTAATTAGTAGATCAGTCTCTGATGCACATTTGATATATCTATCATCACCACTTGGTTTATACTCACCCATACCAAGTATAGTAGATTGTCCTTTACATCTTACTGCAATAGATAAAATCTCTTTATCAGCTTCTGCAATGTTAGGGAATCCTTCGTCAGACTTAGTCTCGATATCAAAGTTAAATATTGTAAGTTGGTTTACATCAAATTCTCTTTCTGGATATTCTTCATTGATAAATGCATATGCAAATTGTTGCATACCATAGATTGGTTTGTTTGATATCTTACCATACTCTTGGATATAGTTTCTAGCTTCACCAATGCTGTTAAACATTTTAGGTTCAACTACTTCACCTTTGATAGTTTTTAGATGGGATTGTTTTACTGAATGAGTATACAACGTAGGCATGTAAGGAACTTCACGTTGCTTCTGCTCTCCGTTCTCAATGTATCTTTCTAAGATAACATTTCTATTTTGTGTTACGTTTGTATAAAATCTCATGTATTCTTAACTCTATCTCTCAAACTACTTGTACTGAATGAATGATCCCGACTATTATACACGATCTCTATATTATTGTCAACGCAATAATCCTTTCCAGTAAAATCTTTATCAAGATAATCACTACCTATAATTCTAACATCAATAGGTAATGTCTTAAGAATATCTAACACATCTGCTTCAGTATTATAGATAACAACTTCGTCTACAAATCGACATGCAGTGATTTGAAGTTGCCTTTCGAAGATAGATTGTATTGGTTTATTTTTCTCAGGTCTATCAACTGAGGGATCATTTTGTAATCCAACGATAAGGTAATCGCATACTTGTTTAGCTTCAGATAACATTGCTACATGACCTGCATGTAACAAATCCATACAGCCAAATGTTATACCTATTTTACCTTTGTCGCTAACGTCACCGTTTAGCCACTTTAACATAATTTAGTCTTGTATAAATTCTTTCTCATCAAGAAGTCTATTGCACATATTAAGTTTATCTTGAGCTTCAGCCGCTTTTGCAACTTCTAATTCAATAGCTTGTACAATTTCAGGATGCTCGCCAATACCTACAGAGTTATCTTTGTAGATCATAATGTTTGCTTTAGCAACAGCGACATCTCCTTCTAATTTTTTCTTTAGTGCTTGTAATAACATATCAGACATTCTCTAACCTGGTCATTAACCGTTCTGCTCTATTGGTAACTTGTTGATACCATCTAGAGTCTCTTCCTTCTACTGCAGCTGTTTTCCAGTCTCCTGCAAACAGTGCTGCGTTATGTTTTTTAAACTTTGATAGTCTTGTAAGACCCATATTGAACATCATGTTAGCAATAATTTGTTTGACTTCTTCTGGGTAGCCATCCCAACCTTCATGTAATTTTTTACAATCAGATATAACTGTTTCTACATCTTTTTCAAAACATTCATCAACACGTTCCTCGCTGACAGGGGTACCAACTGCTTGCCCATGTTCGGCGTCAGTTTCAAGAACGAGGTGACCAATACCAAATGTAGGGTAACCAAGATGATCATTATATATTTCATAAACTACTCCCTCGTCAACTTTTAAAGTTTCTTTAAGTTGATCGACGTCTATATCTTTATCTTTTCTAAAAAACATATGTTCTCCTATTTGTTTCCTTATATTTATAAGGCATAGAGACCATACGCACTAAGCCTATGGCCTCTATTATAGTAGGCTAATGATTAAATGTCAACTACTTGACTTT